TTCTGATATCATTAATGGCCTAGTGCGAGTTGTAGTTGATACTCCAGGTACCATTTGGCTCTTATCTTTCATATCATACCCTTTTTTCAATTGCACATCAGTATCAACATATCCATCATCTTTATATGTATAAAATATATTTTCATAGTTTCTGTCTAGTGCCGGCTGTATTGCAGCCCAACCAATGTTTGCATTTTCAATTGCTAGCAACGCCATATTCCATTCAGTTGCAACTGTTACAAGCATATTACCAAAATCTTTTGGAGGTAGTTTGCCTTTATACTCAGCAACTTGTCTAGTGTCTTGAATATCTATTACATGAAATGTTGACCAGTCACCTCCGTCACCTCTAGCAACGTCAGCAACAACTAAATAATCTTTTGCATAGTCCGGATATTCCCATATCCAATATGCATTATCAAATCCTCGCTTTTCAATTGGTTCGCTACATTTTAAATCATATTCTAATAGTATTGAACCATCAATTACAGTGTGACCGGAACTAATAAAATCGCAATCACATTCTTGTGCAGCACCACGTTCGCCTAATAGTTGTGTTTGTTGATCGCGCCAATCTTGGTTACGTTCTGGATGCAATTCCCAATTCAATTTAATTGTATGGAATCCATTTATTTCTGCTTCCGCATCTGCCCATGTTTGATGAAACCAATTACCTACTCCGTTTGGCGTAGATAAAACTATGGCGCCTCCACCTGTTGATAGTGTTGCCTGCGATGCTATCCAAATTTCTTCAATGTTACGAATAAATGCTGCTTCATCTATAATAAGCAATGATAATGCTTCTGAACGTGCTCCGGTTGTTGCAGATGATACTGCTTTAATTTGTGAGCCGTTTTTAAATTTAAGTGAAAGTTTATTGTCAGCCTCAATTGTACCTTTTAGCCAACTAGGCAAATTGTCGTGCATTACTCGCACTTTAGTTACCAAGTTTTTTGCTACTTCTTGAGTTGTTGCAATAACTAGTACGTTAAAATCATCTGCAAATAGCATGCTCCATAATGCAAATCCTGCTGATAGTGTTGATATTCCTAACTGTCTAGATTTAAGTATAACGCTGTATCGATTGTCTCGTAATTCAGTTAACGACTGCTCCTGAAATGGAAACAAATTAAATTTAATTTTACCTTGTTTGGGATGTTGAATGTAACAATATTGCCGCATAAAAAATACAGGATCTTTAGCACACATTAAATATTGTTGCTGTATTATCTGCTTTATGTTGGTAGACATCTTGTTTATTTTATAAGTTGATTGACAAGTATTCCAACGCCAAACGCTGAAACAAATCCTGCTCCGAACCACAATGTATTTTTATTGTACCATTTTGGTTGCAATGATTTTTCTCGTTCTACATACAAATCAATGTTGTCTTGTAACAATTTAATTTGTGTATCCTTATAAGATATTTGTGTTGTATTTAGTTTAATCAAAGTATCTTGTTGCGTTACTAGTATTTTATATTCAGCAATAATGCTAGTATTTTTTTCATCAGCAAGCAATAATGAATCTATCATATTAGAGATTTCAATCAATTCTTGTTGAGTAAAACAGGTATCAGGAGCTTGCGTTTTTTGTGTAAAAATGCTGATTGGTATCAATAATATAAGTGCTAGAAGTTTCATATGCTATTTTTTTTATTGTTGCGAACTTTATTTAAAATATTTTGTTTAGCATTTTTTGCCGTTGTTGGCTCTACTTTAATTGTTTCTGATTCCAATTGTTCAATTTTTGTTTTTTGTTCATCAATTGCAGTAACTAGTAAATCAGATTGTTTATCTAATATTGTTGTTTTACCTTGCAATTCATCAAATTGCTGTTTATTGTCACCAATTTTCTTTGCAGTTTTTTTTAATTTTCGATTAGTACGTTGAGTTTGTGTTATTGTTAGTATCCCAACAAGTCCAATAATTGCGGCTACGATCCAGTGCCAATATAATTTAATTGTTTTCATTTTGTCTTCCGTTTAGTTTATTTAAAAAATTTTCTTTGAATATATCAAATTGTTTTTGTATGGTTTCGTTAAATTCTTCTGGTGTCATTTTTGCTGACCAATGTTCAATTTCTCCGGTGCCACTTGTTACAAACTTAGATGCTTGTGTATATGTATCTTTTAATAATGCAACATCTTGTTCTGCTGTTGCTAACCATGCCATGGCATTTTCATGAATTTTTTCATGTTCATATTCATCATACGTGCCGGCTGTTCTTAATTCGTGTTCCATTTCTATTACGCAATCAAAACACATTTTATGTATAGTTTGCATTTTTTTATCTAATGGATGTACTCCAGCACATGTGCAGGTTTCTTTTCTACAATTAGGAAATTGTTTTAATTCAGTACGTAAATTATTGATTAAATCAGTTTTTTTTGTTTTACGTACTCGATATCCATCTTTTTGTTCAACAACATGTATAGTACCAGATGTGGATGTTTCTTCCCAAATATCACCAACATCGCGATGTTTTGTTTGTTGATCTACAACCTGTTTATCTTTAAATCCTATTATTTTTTTGGATTGAAACTTGTGTTCGCCATCTAACATTTGTTGGACAGCTTTAATATTATGTAACTTTTTAGACATTTGTTATTGTTCGGATTTAGATTTATCAGCTGTATCTAGTTCTGCTAGTTTCTTTAAAGAAAATGTTTTTAGCATTTTATAAAAATTATTTTTATCTTCTGGTTCAGCTTCTTTGAATGTTGAATTTAAAACTTTTGCTAATGTTTTGATTCTAGCAATATTTCCTGTTTGTTCTGACATATGTTTTGAGAATCTAGTTATTGCTAATACATCAATTGCTTCAGGATCTAATTTTTTGTCTTCTGCAGGTGTTTCAGCTGGTGCTGCCGGCTCTGTAGTGGGTGCTTCGGGTGCTGCAGGAGCTTCTGTTGGTGCTGGTGCTTCAGGTGCAGGCGGTGCTTCAGGTGCAGCGGGAGCTTCTGTCGGTGCTGGTGGCGCTTCAGGTGCAGGTGGTGCTTCTGGTGCTACCGGTTCTTCTTCTGGAGCTGCAGCATCTTGTTCTGCTAATAGTTTTGACATTTTTCTACGTATATATTCTCTAACTAGCAATTCTTTACTTTCTCTAGTTAAATTTTCTATTTTGTCTTTAAGTACTGCAGACGTATTTTTTTCTTCATCATCTTGTCGTTTCTTAAGACGTTTTGCAGCAGTTTTTGGATCATAGTCTGCATCTTCTAAATCTTTGTATAATCGGTCATCTGCATTATATGTTGGATACATTTTGCCGTCATCTTGCATTTCTTTGTCTGTTTTACGTAAAACGCCTAGATGCTTATCTCCAGTTGTAAACGGATTCAATCCATTGCTTTTATCATCCATTGTATAATCTTTAAGATCCTTACGTGATGTTGGTTTGCTGTTTTCTGGTTTTTTGTATTTGCTTTTGTGTTTTTCCATTTTGTATCTTTATAATAAATATGTTACCGAGTATATTTCAATACTCCTAGTAGTTGATTAACTGGTGCAAATGCTCCTGTCATTTTATATGTATTGCCTTGAAATGTAAATACAACGCCTTCAGTTGGTACAATTGCATCAAAACCGCCTAATTTTTGTATGCGTTTTAGTTCATGTTCTAATTTTTGTATTGTAGCAGCATCTCCTTTGGCTTGCAAATCTTTGATAAGTTGAGCTAATTCTGTTTTTATTTCTTGAACCGTTTGGTCTGGATTTGCTGCTAGATAATTGGTTGCATTTTGTAATACCAAAACTCCTAGACGCAAAAAGATTGATTCAAATGGTTCTAAATTTTGTTTTTTGAATTGTTTAAAATCTTTTTTATCAAACTCATCAACCCATGCTAAAAATTCAGGATTTGCAATTTGTTTTTTAAGTATGGATATATTTGTTGATTTATCATTAAATGACCATCGATACATCAATGTATCAACTAACTCGTCTGTAATCTCATATCCCAATTGTTGAGCTTTTGATTTGATAACATCTCGCCACCATGATTTGTGATATTCGCTGATTAAATCTGTCTCTTTAAGATTAAATTTTGTTTGTAGTTGTGTAATCTCATTAAAGAATGCTGCTTGTTGATCTTCAAAATCGTATACTCGACCCAATTTAATACGTTGCGGCGGAATAAATGAAAATGTTTTTTGCATATGTGCATTTGCATCTTGAATGATTTTTTGCATGGTTGCTCCGCCGGTTAAATCAGTTTCAATTACTTTTCCTTTTTCATCATATTCAACCAAATTATGAAATTGTAAATGAGCTTTATCATATGCAATTACATTTTTAGTTGCTGGATAAATAATTTCCATGTTAGCAAATACTCGGCCATTTTTGAATATTTGATTCAAAGTATTTTCAGGAATAACGTTAAATGCTTCTGTTAAATCTTCAGCACAAGCCTGATATGCATCTACTACCGGTTGATAATTTGCTCCCGCTTCAGCTCCTTTTTCTGCAATAGCTTTTTGTTGTTTGCGTTGAAAATCTGCAATAATTTCGGACGTTGTCATTGGATTAGTTATAGTTCCAGATCCTCGAGCAAATCCAATTTCATTGTTTTTCCAAGTTACAAAAATATTTTGTCCATCGGTCTTTTCAGTTACTGCTTGTTCAATATCTAAGCGTCCTTCTAATGCTCTTGACACAATTTCTTTTATATCATTAAAAGTTAATCCGTGATCGTCCCATGGGTGCGCCATATGTCCCGCAGCGCCGCCTTCCATTAATGGTACTCCCATTACTGTTTTAGGGAACTGATCAAAATCATAAACAAATGATGCATCTTGTTTGCGGTCTAAAAATTTATTGAGTTTATTGATCTTTTTTTTGTGATTTGCAGTTTCGGCGTTATTCATTGTTGCTGCAAAAACTTCGTCTACTTCTTCTTGCAAATTGCTAATCCACCAATTTTTTGAAAACAATGCCTCCTGAACTCCTTTAAGTGTTTGCCATGCATTTTTAACTAGTGCATCTTCAAATTGTGGATATGATAAACGAAATGTATCATAATCATTATCTTGAATTGATTGTCGAACAATTGTTGCTGATATTGGTTCGCCGTTAGTATATGTTAATGGATCAACATTGATGCTTAATTCGATTGCATCAATACCGCTAGGAATTGTACGGCCTTTTTTATCGCCAATTGTAACATACTTATCTACATTTGGAACAAAATCTTTGGCACGAACATAATCATTGCCTTTAGTTGAAGC